ATTGACGCGCTAAAACTAGGTGAGCAACAATGACATTGACAGTTGGTTCGCTATTTAGTGGTATTGGTGGTTTTGATTTAGGTTTAGAACGTGCAGGCATGAAAGTTATATGGCAATCTGAAATAGACCAGTTTGCTTGCAAAGTGTTAAAAAAACATTGGCCTAACGTGCCAAACTTAGGTGATATAACAAAAGTTAATTGGAGTAAAATTGAACGACCTGACGTTATTTGCGGTGGATACCCTTGCCAACCATTTAGCACAGCAGGCAAACGAGGCGGAGCAACCGACCCTCGACATTTGTGGCCAGCAATGCACAACGCCATTTGCGCATTACGACCTAGATACGCGCTCATGGAAAACGTACGAGGTCATCTCTCTATGGGGTTTGATCGAGTTCTTGGCGACTTGGCCGAAATCGGGTATGACGCAGAATGGCAAGTCATACCAGCAGCCGCCGTTGGTGCGCCACACAAAAGAGACCGGGTATTCATTGTGGCCTACCCCAACAACGCAGGAATGGGAACACAAGGATGCAAAATTCAACAACAAAAATCGTCGCATAAGCAAAAACGGCAAATCGTCGCACGGTATGTGTTTAGCGGATGCGGTGCAAAAATGGCCAACGCCGACGGCAGACGACGCAAGCAATGTAAACCCAAAACCAAATCGGTTTCGAGGTTTAGTAGCAGCGGTCAACGAAACTACGCAAATTGGTGGCAAGTTGAACCCGACGTGGGTCGAGTGGCTAATGGGATTTCCGACAGGGTGGACAGACTTAAAGGATTAGGCAATGCGATCGTGCCGCAGGTTGCAGAACTTGTTGGTGCGTTAGTAGTAGAACATTTAGAAAACTAAATAACGGGCATGACCTAAGCCAGTTGCATGGCGGTTGGTAACACACGGCAACGTGGGTAGATGACGCACGTGGTAACACGTCGTCAAGCAAATGCGCTAAAGAGTTAGGGTGTCGAGTGAAGGCAGACGACGGGGGGCTTAGCGCATTAGGTCTTGCACACAACATAGATTGACATACCACAAACAAACAACAGACATAAGGTTGACAACATGGTTAGCGTAAACAAACTGAGAGCAAGTCGCTTGCGACGCGCTAGTGCATTATGAGCAGAGCACACGACCACGTCGACTACCAACGCAACCGACCCGTCGTACTACGCGAACAACCAACCTGCACCGTCTGCAACCGGCAACCCTCAACACAAGTTGACCACATCATCCCAGTAGATGCAGGTGGCGGCCACGAGTTAGAAAACTTAAGGGGCATTTGCTTTAAGTGCAACAACACATTGGGTCATCGTTACGTAACACAACGAAACGAAATGCGACAAACAATACGAGCAGAAGCCATGAGACAAAACGGAATACGCGAAACTGATAAACGGTTTTTTACTGAGAAAAAATTATTCACCCCGACCCAACTCAGGATTATCTCAAATGACCTTGACCAGCCTGAACTGGCGGTAACTGGCCGAGATCAGCCTCGACTGGAGACTGTGTGGCCTGATGCGTCAGGGTCGTTTGGGTCTGAGGTGGGGGGCTGGGCTTTACAGCATCTTGGTTTAACTTTGATGCCGTGGCAACAGCGAGTAATTGACGGTCAACTTCTTTTTGACGGCAACGGGGATTTTTTGCACCGTATGTCAATGGTCAGCACGGCTAGACAAAACGGTAAGACGGTTGCGTTGACGGCGCTTGTCGGCTGGTGGCTGACTGAGATGCCTAAGCACCGGGGGTTACCGCAAACCGTGTTATCTACCGCCCACCGTCTTGACCTCGCCGTAATGCTTTACGACAAACTTGCCGACATTCTTTCATTGCGGTTCGGTGCAAAACTTATGCGGTCTTATGGCCGTAATCAGGTGACTATGCCTGACGGGTCTAAATGGTTTATTCGTGCAGCCAATTCAAGTGTCGGTCACGGTATGTCTTGCGACCTGATCGTGGCTGACGAGATTTGGGATATTGGCTCAACGGTTATTGACGGCGGTTTACTGCCAGCGCAGCGCGCTCGACGTTCGCCATTGCTAAGCGCATGGTCAACGGCTGGCACAGAGGCAAGCACCGCAATGCAACGTTGGCGCGAACAGGGGTTGCGATCTATTGACCGTGCTGAGCCGTCAAGTTTGTATTTTGCGGAGTGGTCGCCGCCGCCTGACATATCGCCTATGGACAGTCGCGCGTGGGGCTGGGCTAACCCAGCATTAGGCAAAACGCTGACCTTAAAAACTATTGAGGCTGAGAGCGAGAACCCTGACCGCGCTAGTTTCTTACGAGCATCGTGCAACCTATGGGTTGCCTCAGACCGATCATGGATTTCCCCCGGTCTGTGGCCTGAGTTGGAGTACACAGACCCGATGCCCGACGGTGGCACAGTCGCCATAGAAACCAGTCTGACCGACGACCGATATTTTGCCACTCGAGCCGTAGTGCTTGACGATCGGCGCACCGTCGTCACCGTTGAATTTGTCTGCGACACATACGACGAAATGTTGCAACACGTAGAGCGCCTAGCCAAAAACACGGCAATCAAATTTGCTATTAGTCCGTCTATAGATATTCATTGGCCGTTAGCGCTTGAGCGTCGGCGTGCGATTGTCGGCTACGGCGAGATACTTAAATTTACGCCGCGCATCAAGTCAATGATCCACGAAAAACTACTTTGGCATACAGGCGAAAACATGCTTGCCGAACACGTACAACGCGCCGTCGCAGTACGCAGTCAAAACAGCATTGCACTATCTAGCCAGCGATCACCCGGGCCGATCGAGTTAGCACGCTGTTTGGTTTGGTGCGCCGCACTTGCAAGCCGACCTACAGCTACAGGTAAACCTATGATCGTTGTGGCTAGTCACTAGTATGCAAAACGGGTGGCCGTCGTTTACCTATGCTTTCTCGGTTACGTTCGCGGCGGTCACCTATCAACACGGGCAACAGATACGCGTGGCATACTTAGCCAATGGCAATCTTTAACAGGTCAGTAAAAAAAGCGGCTATATCGCCTGAGCCAACTAAAGCAGCTGCCGCTGGTGGCTACGGTGGCGCTAATTCTGTAGGCCGTTTTTACCAGTATGTCGAAGGCACGGCAAGAAATAATGCAATCAGCGTGCCAACTATTTCGCGCTCAAGAGACCTTATGGCAAGCGTTATCGGTTGCATGGGTTTGCGTATGTACAACGAAATTTGGAACGGCAACGAATTAGAAAAAGTTTATATCGCACCGCGATCATGGTTGCGTCGTATATCGCCAAACGTTTCAAATAACTTTTTACTCAGTTGGCTTTTTGATGATTTATTTTTTTACGGTGCGGCGTATCTATACATCACCAGTCGCACCGCTGACGGATACCCAGCATCATTTGACCGTCTGCCATTTGCAAACGTAACTCGACGCGACCAGCCCGGGCCAGTATTTTTTGGGCCGTCTAACGAACTGTATTTTGCTGGCGAAAAACTTGACAGCACAAACGTTGTGCAATTCTTGTCGCCAATTCAAGGCATTGTTTACCAGTCAGCGCAAGCGGTTGCAACAGCATTAAAACTTGAAGCGGCACGTTATCGCAACGCATCGTCGGCAATACCGGCAGGCATTTTGCGTCAAACTGGCGGCGAACCGTTAAGCGGTCAAGAATTAGCCGATCTTGCAGCGTCATTTAATGTTGCGCGCGAAACAAACCAAACAGCCGCATTAAACGAATTCGTTACCTACACAGAAACCCAAACATCACCCGACAAAATGTTGTTAATTGACAGCGCACAATTCCAAGCCGCTGACCTTTGCAGGCTCACCAATATCCCTAGTTACCTAGCAGGAATTTCGGTCGGCGGATATTCATATGTCAGCAATCAAGGCGCACGACTTGACTTGTGGAGTTTTGGTGTAAAACCGTATGCCGAGTGCATTGCGTCAACGTTAAGTATGAACAACGTTTTGCCAAACGGGACATATGTAGAATTTGACTCAGAGTCTTATCTATCGGCCGAGTACACAATGCAAGACGAGATGCCACAAATTGACGAAACAGTTAATATAGGCTTACCGTCATGATCAGACTTACCCCTATGTCAATCACGGTTGACGCGGCAGCCGCAGACGGCGCACAACGACGGACAATCTCTGGTGTCGCAGTCGAGTACAACGTCACCGCGACAGTTTCAGACGGCACACAAGTAAAATTTTTGCCGGGTTCATTGTCAACCGCTGGCCGTAAACCAAAACTTTATATGCAGCACCAATCAGATCAAATTATTGGCCAAGTAATTGAACGTGTCGATACAGGCGACGCAATGATGTTTGTTGCAAAAGTAAGCGCCACAAGGCTTGGCGACGAGGCACTTGTGTTGGCCAGCGACGGCACGATCAGCGAAGTGTCGGTCGGTGTCGCACCGTTGCAATTCAAGTACGACGCAGACGGCGTAATGCTTATTGAGTCGGCTGATTGGCTTGAATTATCGCTAGTAAGCCAGCCAGCGTTTGCAGGGTCAGTCATTACCCAAGTCGCTGCGAGTATCCCACAAGAACCCGAAAAGATAGTGTTAAATGAAGTTATACCTACACAGGAGAAAATTATGAGCGAAGTAACAGCCCCAGTAACAGCATCAGTACCAACGCCGGAAGTGATCACA